AGGTAAAAGCCTCTTGGGTTGATTTATTACAATTAGTTTTAATTACAGTAATTGGTGCTTATTTTGGTGGTAGATCACTTGAAAAGACAAAGAAAAAATAATGAAGCTTATGGAAGATTTAGGAAAAAGTGCTGATGAAGAGTATCATGAATCAATGGTTAATTCTTATGTATTATTAACTGGAAAATTATCATGGCAAGAATTATTTGATCATAATGAATGCTCTTTACCGTTTAGTGTAGAAAAAAAGATTGATAATGAAGTAATTGATAAAATAATTGATTATTTTTGTACATTAGAAGAATATGAGAAGTGTGGAGAGCTAAAAAAGTTAAAAGAATCTAAAAAATATAAGAAAAATTTCATAAATTTGTAAAAAATAAAAAACAATGGCAAACTATACATTTAACGCTTCAATAAATATGTCGGCTACTTCAGCAACTGGATACACTCAATCTCAGAGTGGTTCATTTAATTTAAACCTTACTGGCATTAACCAAATAGAAAGTGGAAGAGCAGATGTAGCTCATGATGCTGATTATGGCTTAGACCCTTCTAAAGTAGGAGCTACTACAGCGTTTACTAATGGAAGAGCTTTTTATATAAGAAATTTGGATGATACAAATTATTTAAAAGTTTATGATGGAGCAGCTTCTGGTAATGATTTAGTAGGTACACTTGAGCCAGGAGAATGGTTATTCACAATTATACGTGGTACTGGAGTTACAACTTTAAGAGCCGATACAGCAACTGTACATGTTGAATATTTCTTATTTGAAGTAGATTCAGCAGCATAATTAATAATTTAAAAAAAAATAGATATGGCAACAATGTCCACTACAATAACAGCTTCAGGAAGCTTTTCATTAATAGACTCAAATGGAATAACTGTATTTTCTTATAGCCCTTCATTTACAACTACTTCAAATACTGCTAGTGCTGTTATTAGTACAGGTGAAATATTAACTAACGGTACTTCAGATACTACGATTAATTTAGCAAGACATAATAAAGATAGAATTTTTACTTTTGTTAAAAATGTAGATACTGATTATCCAGTAGCAGTGAAGCCAGATGGTGATGTTATAGCTAATTTAAAACCAGGTGAATGTTTCTTTTCTCCAGTAGATATAGATGGAGCAGGAGATAGTTCTGCTAATTTAGATTTAGCAGCTACAACAGCAGCGCAAAAAGTTCAATATTTACTTTGTGATGGTATAGACAACTAGAATATATATATATAATATGAAACTTAAAGTATTAAGATTTAGTAGCCAGGAGGATAGTACTTCTGGCTTACTTTTTTTAGATGGAGACCTTGGCTTACAATTCTTATGTTATACACTGGAAGATGAGAAAAGAGCTTTAAAGGTTAAAGGTGAAACTAGAGTGCCTGCTGGTACTTATAATATAGAATTAAGAAAAGAAGGAGGATTTCATAATAAATACAAAAAGAAATATGGTGGCTTACATAAAGGAATGCTACACGTTACTAATGTCCCGAATTTTGAATATATCCTTATACATACTGGTAATTCTGATGAGCATACTGCTGGATGTTTACTTTTGGGTGATTCGCAGGAAAACAACAATATCATCAAAGATGGCTTCGTTGGAAAGTCCGTTAATGCGTACAAGAGAGTATATCCAGATATTGCTAAAGCATTAGAGTTAAATCAAGAGGTTACTATTGAATATGTAGATTTTGATGGAATAACTGACTAATTACTATGAAATGGATTGGTCAACATATATGGGATTTTATATCTAGATTTCGTAGTGATGTTTATATAGAAGATGATGCAAGTTTAAATGTAAAAACAATAAAGCCTGATGCTGATGGTGATAGCATTACAATGGACACTGATTATGTAAACATAACATCTTCTACAATGTGGTTACCAGCACTTATAGTAGAGAGTACGCATACAAATGCAGGTGTAGGTCCCAGTATAATACTACGTAAGAACGCGGATAATGTTATTGTAGGAGAGCATTTAGGTTATCTCCTATGGCATGGCGATAGATCTGACGGTGAATCACAAGTGTATGCAGGTATAAAATCCACTGTAGCCTCATTAAATTCAATTGGAAATGAGTGTGGGCAAATAAATGTACAAGTTACGCACGATGGATCACTTACAAATGCTTTTGTAGCATCATCCCCTACAGCAGCTTCAGTAGGAGAGGCTGATAGAGTTAATGTTACTATAGCTAATGCTATTGGGTCAACAACAACAGTTGCTGGTAACTTAACAGTTAATTCATCTATAAGAGGTAAGTCAATATATGTAGAAACGTGTAATTTTTCTGATGATCTAGGTACTGATGAGCATTTTATACCCTTTGTAACTGCATCTGAAAGTACAGCTTTTGCTAATGTTGCCATTCCTTGGATAGCTCCTGCTGCTGGGAAATTATTAAAGGTTCATTGGAGGTCGCAACAACACAACAATATTAGTAGTAACGAAATGAGTTTTAGATTGTATAAAATTTCAGACGGTACTCGTTGGGCAGGTACTAATGAATCTCTTTTAGGTACAAAAGTTGTTACTGGCCCAGATAGAGCAACCCACGTTATAGCTGATTTTACAAGTGGACTAGAATCTGGTGCTGGAAGTGAAACAAATGCTTTTGCAGCCAATGATCTTTTAGGTATAAGTATACAGCATTCACAAGATCAAGGAGTAACTGAAAAAATTACTGTTACATTAGTCTTTGAATTAGACTTTAGTTCTTACTAAATAAAAAATAAAAATATGCCTTTATTAGACGATAGATATAAAAAATCAAAAACCTCCAGGCCAAGTTTAGGTCAACAAAAAGTAGTAAACAATAAAAATATAGACATACAAAGTGTATATTCTGTAAGTAATGAAATTCAGTCTTTAGATAAATTACAAACAATTAAAAAAAATGTAGATATTAAAGCTAAAGATAAAGATAAAGCGTTAGTTCGTGTTAGCGGTTTTAAAATACCTGCAGGCGCAAATGTTGTTAATGCATTTTCTATAGCTGAGAATGAAGGGTTAAGCGGTTTAATGTTTTCTCATTACGATACAACATCACAAGCCGACTCAATAATTTCTTTAGCTTGGACTTTTGACGCTAGTAGTGATTTAACAATAACAGAAGGTAGTAGCGGTATAATTAATACAAGTGCTGTTACGAAAGGAACATTATATAGGATTTTAACCACTACAATCCCAAATAGCAGTGCATTTAGTTTACCGCAAGACATTATAATGAACTTTAAAAACTTATCTAAAAAAATTTATTTTTATGTATCTGCTAGTGTAGATGGTGTAGAAATGACTATATTTAAAAATTAATGAATCAGCCGACTGGAAAATATATTATACCTATATGGTTGTCCGATTGGACATTTGTAGATGGTAGAAATAAACCTCATTATCTATATAACGTTATAGTTAAAGGAATTAATGAGGATGATATTATTAATAATTTAGACATTGTTAACAAAATGGTTAATAAGTTAAAAAGAGGCCGCAAAAAAGTAACTATAAAAGCCACTAACTTGGTACTCAAGAGTCAACACGGATATGGTATTGACGATAACTAAAACTTTAAACCATGTTAATCAATGAAAAGATCAAGGAATATCTTTTAAAAAATCCATCAAAATTAAGAAGCGGTTACGCTAAAACAGCAGAATTATTTAACACTAATTATGAGCAGATTAGAGGTATAGCTCGCAGAATTAGAAAAACATTAGGAGACGTAACTAATGATGCAGAAAAAGAATCAATAGATATTTCTAATAAAAAAGATTCTAAAATTGTAAATGTAGAAAAGTCTACAAGAATAAAGTCTATAGATGACTTAATTGAAGCAGCTAATATAGACACTAAATCATGGGAGTTAGAAAAATTTGATATAGGTACGTATGAAGTAACAGGTTTTGATACTAATAATAAGCCAACAACTGTTACGATGTATCGCATGAAAGCTTGGTTTAAACCTATTAAAGCTCATCTTAACCTAGATTTAATATCTAAAGAACTTAAAGAAGATCTTAAAGGTCTTTCACCATTAGTTAAAAGAAAAGAATATCAACGAGATAAAAAAGATAAATATCTTTTAGAGATATCTGCTTTTGATTTACATTTAGGTAAAATAGGTATCAAAGGAGATGAATACAGTCTAACTATAGCCTCTAATAGATTAGTAGATGCTGTAGAGCATTTATTATATAGAGCTCAAGGTTATCATGTAGATAAAATTTTATTTATAGTAGGACAAGATTTATTAAATTCAGATGGTGATTGGCCTATAGTATCAACTACTAGAGGAACTCCTCAATACAATACTGATTATGGTATAGATATGTATAGGGCGGCTAGAAAGCTTTTAATTAAATGTATTAATTATCTTTCTGAAGTAGCTCCTGTACACGTAATGGTTGTTCCTGGTAATCACGACAGAGAATCTGTAATGCACTTAGGTGATATGTTAGAGTTATATTACGATAATAATGAAAACATTAAAGTAGATAATTCAGACTGCCAAATGAAGATGTTAGTGTATGGTAAGAATATGGTGATATCAGATCATGGTGATGGACCTAAAGCGACTAATCTTCCTGGTATAATATCACAAAGATATAAAAACGCTTGGTCAGATGTTGATTTTGTTGAAGTCCATAGAGGTCATTATCATACTAATAAGTCTGTTAAATTACAAGCCATTGAAGAGCTTAATGGTATTACTGTTAGAAATCTATCTTCTATGTCAGCAACAGATTTTTGGCACGACTCTAAAGGATTTATAGGAAACATTAAAAAAGCCCAAGCATTCCTTTATCATAGGACAAATGGATTGCAAGGGATTTTAAATTATAATGTTTCTTTAAGAAAATAGTTTACTTACCATTCTCTTCTAGTATAGTAATTAATTCTTCTTTATTTAGAAGTTTTCTTGATCGTTTTCCTTTTTTATAATCTTCAGGATCGTAAACCTGCTTCACCTCTCTAACGTTACCTTGAGGTGTGGTTTTGACAATCCATCTAATATCTTTATCAAACGATCCTTTTTTTAAATGTGATAAGAATGAGTGATTTGTTTTCATATTAAAATTTATTAAATTTATCTTTAACTACTTTGTCTATAGTATCCCAAGAAACATTCATTAGATGCTGTATGTCTTTTAAGGTATAACCCTTTGTGACATAATTCCAAATTCTTAGTTTCTGTTTAACAGTTAGCTTTTTATAAGGAATTTTCTTATAATATTCAGCCCTTCTTCTTATATCTTCTAATGTTTCCATTATTCATTAATTTCGTTTAATACACATTCAGTTGTTAATATCATTCCAGCAACAGACGCTGCGTTTTCTAAAGACACTCTAACTACTTTAGAAGGGTCTATAATCCCAGACTTTAATAAATTTTCATACTTCTCTGTCTTAACATTAAAGCCATAATCCTTTTTACCTGAAAGAATATTATTAATAATAACTTGAGATTGTAATCCAGCATTACTCAGAATATTATGTAAAGGAATTTCTATTGCTTTCTTAACTATAGAAGCGCCTAAAGACTCTTCAGAGTTAAATCCTTTTGCGTATGCTTTCTGAGCCGCTCTTAATATTGCAACACCACCTCCAGGAGCAATACCTTCTTCCATAGCAGCCCTAGTTGCAGCTAAAGCGTCATCTACTCTGTCTTTCTTTTCTCTCATTTCTGTTTCTGACGGAGCTCCTACATAAAGAACAGCTACACCTCCAGACATTTTAGCTATACGTGATTGTAACTTTTCAGCATTATACTCGTTAACAGATGAGATTTGTTGATTTAATTGTTTTATTCTATCATCAACATTACCATGACCATTCATAATAACCGTACCATCTCTATCGGTTGTAATCTTATCACAACTACCTAACATATCTATAGTAGCAGAGGCTAAATCTAATCCTTTGTTTTCAGATATAACAGTACCATTTGTAAGCACAGCTAAGTCTTCTAACATCTCCGCTCTTTCATCTCCAAATCCTGGAGCCTTAATTGCGCAAGCACTTATAACGCCACTCATATTATTCATTACTAAAGATGATAATGCTTCACCATCTACATCTTCGGCAATTATCATAACAGGATTTCTATCTTGTGATACCTGCTCTAATATAGGTAGAAGATCATTCATAACCGATATCTTTCCATCATATAGTAGAATATGAGGATTAGCCATTTCTACAGACATTTTAGAAGGATTGTTTACAAAATGTGGGGATAGGTAACCTCTATCAATAGTCATACCTTCTATAAGATCAACACTTGTTTCCATTCCCTTAGCCTCCTCTACAGTAATAACTCCTTCAGATTTAACCTTCTCCATAGCTGTAGCGATTAAAGCTCCTATAGTAGCGTCATTATTAGCAGAAATAGTAGCTATCTGCCTAATTCTATCATAATCCCCATTAACCTTAATAGATGAGGACTGCACTTCGCTGATAATTCTTTTTACCGCAGCATCAATACCTTTCTTTAGCTCTAAAGGATCAGAGCCTGCCGTAACATTCTTTAACCCTTCTTGTATTAAGGCCTGTGCTAATACAGTTGCAGTTGTTGTTCCGTCTCCTGCCAAGTCATTAGTATTACTAGCTACTTCTTTTACCATTTGCGCGCCCATGTTTTCAATAGGATCTTGTAATGTAATTTCTTTAGCTACACTTACACCATCTTTAGTGATATATGGATTTCCGTGAATTCTCTGTATAACTACGTTTCTTCCTTTTGGGCCTAACGTTACTTTTACAGCGTTTGCTAATTTGTCTACTCCGTTTTTCAATGCATTTCTTGCATCAATGTTAAATGTTATTTCTTTTGCCATGTTGTTTTATTTAATAATTGCTAATATATCATGCTCTTTAAGTACAAGTAATTCCTTACCTTCATACTCCATTACTGTACCTCCAAATTGAGAGAACAATACAGAGTCACCTTTTTTAATTTTAGTTATCTCGTCCCCAACCGACATAACCTTACCTTCATTTGGCTTTTGATTGTTGGCTGTTATAAGGCCTGAAGCTGTTTTTTTCTGAGCATCTTTCTGCTCAATAATAATATTTTTCCCTAGTGGAGTTACTTTCATTTTATTTTTTATTTTTTTGTTTATAAACTTTTTGAATTATTTCTAATGGTGCAACAAAATAAGTGTTTTCTTTTACTTTTAAGTCCACATGAGAGTAGCTATCTTCTTGGTGTGGGTTAAAATCTCTTACTGGATAATTTTTCCTACAGTCCCCAGTAATATTATAGCTTGAGGGAATTTGAGCGTATACCGTGATATCCTCTTCTGCAAGTCCCTTCGCATCTCTAATTAACATTCTATCGTTTAAAGTCATGATGGCCATATTACAATTAAACAAACCATACTTTATACACTTTAGATCCGTTAGACGTGATGCACGCGAGCTCTTTTCTTTTTACTTCTTTTTCTTTTAACTTACTCTTGTCCCAGTATTTTGGATTCTTGCTGTTTAATTTTCTCTTTTTCGGCATACTTTTCTAAGTTTTTTATTAATTTATTATTTTGAAGTTCTAGGTTTAATCCATACGCATATACAGATAAAACAATAGTTGCTAATATAATTAATATTAATATAAATATTCCCATTATCTATCTTTTTGATCGTTTATTTTTTCTAATTCAAACTCTAAATGCGCTATAGCTTTTTTCAAACAGTCTACTGGAGTATCATGTTTATGGTATGCACGCAAAATATAAGTAGTGGCAGTAGCGAGATGATAAGGTAAATCAAAATTATCACACACTTTTCTCGCTTCATATCCATTTCTACCCTTGTAGTAATCTGGAACTCTTTCGTCTTTTAATCCTAGTTCTGCCTTAGACATTCTCATTTTAGGATTTATATTTCTAGTAAAGTCCATATTTCTATCAAATTCATAATAATATTTATTGTGTTTTACCATTAGTCTAATTTTGTTTTAAAATGATCAATTATTTTATTCATTTGTCTCTTGTAGAATAAATCAAAATCTACATATTCCATTTGACCTGATTCGCCATTTAATTGCTTTGGCTGTGTCTTTTCCCATAGCCTAAATAAGACCGCTCTCATTCTTTGTGATGGTGTTTTTTCTTTAAATTCTGCGTTTACAGTTGCTCCTTCTACTGCGTCTATTTGCTCTTGAGATATTTTCTTGGTAGAAACCAGTATATAACCTGGCTTCTTCCTTAATCTCATAATAGATGCTTCTGTATCGTTTGTAAGTTCTGGTGTTCCTAAGATAACTCTTAATGAATTATCTGCCATAGTGGATACTTTATCTATCCCTCCTTCAAATACTACTGAATGTTTCATATTATATATCGTTTGTCATTATGTGAATATTTCTTTCTGAGTTTTTATTAAGATAATCATAACCCTGTCCAGGCCAGTAATCATTCTTCATACAATAATTATATATCTCTAACTCTTGATTATACATGTATCTGCCATCATCTAGCATATCATCACCTATTTGAAATACATTCATGTTGAATGGAGGTGATTTCTCTATAGCTACTATATAAAACTCATCTGCCTCTACAGCGTCCATATAGAATGCTGCCTGCTTATGGTACTTATATTTCAATATAGACCTTCTAAAGCCATTATATGAAGCGTCCTGCGTTGTTTTAAGATCTATAATGATATTAGGTTTTGGCTTATAGCAATCTAGCATACCTTTACACTCTACGTCATGAGTTTCGTTATACCATGTTATTATCTTTTCTTTCTCTCCTCCTGAGAGTAATTGCTTAATAGTAGAGTCTTTCATTAACTTCATAGTCATCTGCTCAATTAACTCAAATTCATCTTCTGTTATAACAGTTTTAAAGAAATTATTTTTTTGAAATTCTGCATAATCCGCCTTGCCTGCTTTAGTTCTTCTGTCAAACTTTGGCGCTACTGCATAGTTCTTATTAAATTCAGACGGTTGCAATACATTCACGTGCAATGCTGATCCAAATTTCATTGCTGGTGTTGGTAGTTGTGGATTGTCTAATCTAAATCTAAAATATTCAGGAGAATTTCCTGATAAGTTATTCAACATACTGTTAGATACATATTCCGTATTCTGATAGTAGTCGTCATGCGATAATTTGTCTTTTAATATTTTCATTTGCTTTACATAAAGGCATTAAAGCCCCTCCGAAGAAGGGCTCTAGTGCAAACAAAACAAAGGTTAAAGAGAAAGTTCTACAAACGTAGTTACTACTCTTTTGCTCCCTTTTCCTCCTCTTGGCCTTCGTTTTCTTTATCAGACGCATGTTGTTCGTCTAATTCTTTCATTCTGACTAATATATTGGCTGCTTCTGGAATGTTCATACAATAAGTGAATAAACTTCCTCTGAATTCTTTAATCTCTGACGGTGTGTCAGATCCATTGTAATCTTTGTGCACCCATGTGAGTAGTGCTACCTCGTGAGCATGTATTGCTTCAGATAGCGCTTTTAAAGTATCACTAATAGGTTTTTCAACCTTATACTTTTCTCCCATAATGTTAATCTTTTCTTTCGGTTCCTTTTTCTTTGTTGTTGCCATATTTAAATTTAATTTGTTACTTTTATTTCTACTCCAGGATTTTCTTTATCATAAACATAATCTTCAAAAGATGGTTTTATAAATTCGCAATTGTCATCTTCAAGCCACTCATACTTTACCATTAGATCTTGAACTGTTTGACATGGATTTATATAATCAAATTTTCTTCTACTTTTTCTAAAGAATTTAAAACTCACTTTGTAAGGTGGGTTTTTTCCTTTTATTAATTTTAAGAACTTTTCTTTATTCTCAACCCACTCTTCTTTTGACTCTTTTATGTAATTCATCGTTGTTTTGGAGTGAATCAAATACTTTCCTGTCCATCGTTTTCCGTTCTTACTAGATGGGACATTTCCTGCTATAAATATCTCTGCCATATTGCAAAGATAACAATAAATTTGAGAGTTTCACCCTTTTGGAATTTGGCGCATTTAAGTCTTATAGAAATTAATCTACCTGATCCTAGGGATCTGTTATCTCTCTCATTTATATTTATTTAGAACGGCATGTCATCATCTTCATTGTTTTCACTTAAAGATGTCATTGTGCTCTCATTAACACTATTATTTGTGTCAGCCCATTCCTTATGCTTTTTAGCAAAATCTATTTTAGCAGAAGGATCTAGAACTTGATTCATGTCCGCGTTGTACGTACATCTTCCGCCTTCTTTAGAGCTCCACCTGTATCCTACAGATGTTCTAATAACAGGTTCGCCTGTTCCTTTTACTATTGTAGTGTACTCTTGAGATGTGAAACATATCATTAATTTCTTATCTACAGCCTCATTCATAGCCTTACTATCATCCGAGAAATCTTTAACACCACAATTAATTAAGAAATCTCTTAATTGTTTTATTTTCCAATCCTTAGATGTTTGCTTGTCTGTTTCTTTTACTGCCCAGAATCTACACTTACCTACCTCTCCTGATGCAGCTGTTACTAAAAAGTCTATAAATGGACTTCCAGTATAATTATCTAATTGATCAGATGTTTTGATTCCTGTTACTGTACATAAGTGTGCGCCTGGTTTAAGATATTCAAATCTTTGGCCTTCAGCAGAGCCTGTTGTTACGACATTTAAGTCAAATGGTAATACTTTCATTATTTATTCTTTTCTTTTTTTAATTTCCAGTTAATATAATTTGTTAGCGTTACACCATCAAATACTAATTTATTCTTTTCAGGAATATATGGATACTCTTTCCCGTTAGTATGTTTTTGAGTTTTCAGTGTTTGTATTGGTAATCTGTATAAGAATCTACCTATACCCCAATTAACACAAGCTCTTTTAAAAGCATCCGATACATGACCTTTATCTTTTTCTACATTAGACTCTGATCCTGTGTCTGATTTCCAAACCCAATCATCTTTTACTTTAATACCTACTTTGCAGAATAATAAACCATTCTGTTCGTAATAAAGTGTTTGCCAATTTTCTGGCCCACAAACTTCATCTAATAAATCTTGAGCATCTCTTGCATCTATATAGGCAACACAATTTGCTTTACCATATTTTGACGACTGTACTCTCCATTTAAAAGGAAGTTCTTTTTTTAAATCTTCTAATTTCATTTTTCTTTTTCTTTCTTTTGATTTTTCTTAATCTTTTTTATTGCTGACATTGCAATAACAAATTTTACAAAGCGCCTTATCATAATAGGCTTACCTCTTAGTATAAGAGTAACCGCTATCTCTTTAAAAGTTAGAAGTAGTACCTCTCTGACAAGTGCTTTATTAATACCTAAATCATGAGCAATTTCTGCTGCGATATCTCTTACTCTTGATTTCTCTCTGTTTTTTTGTTCCATTCAGGAGCAAATATACATATTTATTCTTTACCTCCAAACAATTGAACAGCTAAATAAATAGGGACAACTATTAATGTTCCCACAATTAATGAGAAAATAATAGGTGTCGCTATAAATATAAAAGTTCCTATTGTCACAATAGAGAGTATGGGATATTTTGAAAGTATCTTAAATTTATTCATAATCTTCAAATTTGGTTAATTCACTTATAAACTTTAAAGTCACTTCTCCGACTCCAATATTTCTTCCTTTCGCAAATATAATATTAGCTATACCTTTTGCGTTATTGCCCGCATCATCATATTCTAATCCATAATATTCAGGACGATATATAAGCATTACTATATCGGCAGCTTGCTCTATTTCGCCTGATTCTCTTAAATCAGATAATGTTGGTTTGCTATTGTTTCGCATTCCTACACCTCTATTTAACTGACTTAGTGCTATTACTGTTATATTAAGCTCTTTAGCAAGATTTTTTAACTTACGCGCAACTTTACTAACTTCTTGCTCTCTTGATAATCCTTTAGCATTATATGATACCAATTGTAAATAGTCTACCATTACTAATTTAATACCTCTGTTTTTAACATATTCTTTTATTCTGTAAACTAAATAATTTAATGATGTTATATTGCATTCATCTACATTTAAAGGAATGTTTTCCAATACAGTCGTAGCGTCATGTATTCTCTTTAATTCTTCATCATTTAGAGTGCCGTTAGATATATAGTTGTTAGATACTCCTGACTCAACAGATGCTAATCTTTTCAATAGCTGACCGCTACTCATTTCATAAGAAAATATTACTGTAGGAGTGTCTCCATATTTAGCGGCATTGTAAGCTAATGCTAATGCAAAACTTGTTTTACCCATAGATGACGCGCCTCCAACAATAATTAAATCTGTTTCTTGCCAGCCTCCTGTGAACCTATCTATATCTCTAAATCCAGTAGGAGTGCCTATAAGGCCTTCTGTATTCATTCTGACTTGTATATCTCCAAGCATATTTTTTAATTGCTGTTTAAGATCTGCAAGCTCTTCTCCAGATGACATGTCTATTTTAGAGATATCTTTTTGTATATTACCAATAATAACTTCCAACTCCTCTCTGTCTGTGAGTTGATTATTTACATTAGACACTATACCTAGAAGAACTCTTTTTTGAAACTCCTCTTGTAATATGGCTATACAAGTTTTAGCTTCTGTAAAAGAATAAGCCTCTTCTGTTATTTTAGATAACTCCAAGACAACATGCTCACCTTTTATAAGTTTACCTAATGTAAGAATGTCCACAGTTTCTCCTCTATCTTTTTGCTTTAAAAGTGCAATGAAAACAGATTTATGAAACGGTATATTAAACAACTCTTCATGTAGAAGGTTAGCATACTTATCATAAACACTTTCTTCAACTATAATTTTACCCAATAAGGTTTGTTCTATTTCAAAATTTGTCATAATGTATTTTTAAGGGAAGGGCGAATATACACATATTATTCATTGTATTTTCTTTTAGCATCAGCTTTATCTTCTAGTGCATTTTCCCTCATTCTATCATTATATTCATCTACAGGCTCTAGATCTATTTCATCTAGCCAGCTATCACATTCTGCGCATTCATAACCCTCTGAGTCTGCATGCTCTTTACATTCATAGCATATCCCTGAGTCTGATATTTGAGCGGAGCAGCACCAACTTACAGTGCTCTCCTCATATTCTGATCCACAACATTTACTTACTAACATATTATTCGTATTTAAAGTTAACTATCTCTTGCTTGTACTCTTCAGCACGATTGTGTCTTTCGTACCATTTCTTTCCTCTAAGAGTTTTATCAACCTCTTGTAGTTTTCTTCTAGCTCTTGTTATAGAGTCGGCAGTAGATAGTATTTTATTACTTAAATAAGTTTCAAAAAAGTCTTCTAATGGTATGTCTTTAGGCATTTGATGTAGCCACACCTGAACACATAATGATCTATCATCATCTTTAGCCGCCTTAGATATATGTAATATTTGTCTAACTAATTTATGTAGTTTATTCATATTACTGGTATTGTTCCTAATTTTTCAAATGTAGTAGACATAGCTCCGCCATCATTACCTTCATCATCCATCATTGGTACTAACCAATATTTATTATCTAATTGAATAGCTATCGGCCTATTATACCAACCAATATCTTCCATTTCGCGTGTATTCATATATTCAACTTTTGTTATTTTCTTGCCAACTAAATGTTTAGCAGTTTTTTCTGTCCAGTATTGTTCTACTGGCTTACCTTCAATTTTGACTTCCATAATTCATTTGTTTTATTAAATTCTTTTATTAAAATATTTTCTTCATTATCTGATAATGTTAAAGATCCTT